TGATCTGTTTCGCTGAACTTCCTATAGCATCGTTATCACTAGCTTTTAGAAGTGCATCGTATGTGTTTTTTATTTTCGTGCTTGTTAATGTTGCCATTATGCTTTTTTAAAAACGTTAATAATCTTTTTATGTTTATTTGCTTCGGTTTATACCTCATAATACCCATCCATTAAATAAAGAATCTTTATCTGGACTTATTTCATCATTTGTATTGCTAGTATATTCAGGATAGCTCGACTGATTAAATGCCATATAATCAATAAATCTTCTTGTATAATATTCTGCAAATTCTCTTTCTTTACCAACTAAATAATCTACTTCACTTTTTGCTACTGTTTCTGCTGTTTCGCTAGTATGTTTAAATATACCTCCATTCTTTATTTGATAAGCTGCAAAAGGTAAATAATCTACCATAGCATAATGTATAAGCATTGGTTGTATATAAGTATTCACTAGCGTTAAATAATCGCCTGACAAACTATCAGCTATTATATCGTTACTGATCTTATTGTATAAATCAGTTCCTAGATAGTTTTTAATGTGTATTTCCTGCGCTATTTTGATAAATTGTATAAACTTATCTACATCTACATTTCCGTCTATTATAGAGTTTCTTTTAAGCGTAACTGGTTTTATAAATAATGCTGTTGCCATATCTTAATTTTTAAATCCCATTTTTTTCCAATATGCTGCAGTATATCCTTTATATGGCATATCTACTGGAGCTACAGGTACTTTTTGTGCATTAGGTTTTAATTTCGCACCCCTTGACCTTGCTTTTGTTGTACTAATTTGGTTTCCCATTTTATCACCTTCTTTTTTTGCATATATTTTTCTAAACCATTTATGGTGACATCTTGCTCCACCTTTATAAAGCCATATTGAATAGGTTGTTTTACCTGCACCTGCAAAATCAGGATTAACAGCTTTATTACCCATAGCTACTATATCTTCCTTTCTATAAACTTTTTTAGCTTTCATCATTTGATAACAAAACTCTCTTGATTTATTTTTTCTTGTTTTATAAGAAGGAACTCTTGTTGTGTAAACATATCTTACTAAAAAAGTAACATCTTTATAATCTTCTTGTTTACTTTTAACATCTTGCTCACTCTTTTTTGTTTTGTTAGCACGACCAGTAGAAACTAATTCAGTCTTTTCATTTAATTCTTTTATTTTATTATCTAATTCATCTTCAAGATCATAATCTACTTCAAATTCATCTATTAAGTCATAATCATTTAATATATCTTTTTCAGTTTCACCTAATGATATAAACTCTTGTAAATTTTTATTAATTTCTTCTTTAGATAAATATACCTCTGGTGCTTTTTGTTCATACAACTTCACACCTGTTTCTTCTTCTCTTGTTTCTTGATTTTGAACATTGTCAAGGTCTGTAAATTCAAGCGGTTGAAGCGTTTTAAAGTATAAATTAAGCGAGATATTATTAAAAGATAGTATGTGGTCAAATGCGTCAATTAAAAGCGTCTGAAACGGTCTTATAACCGTGTTATCCATTAATAGAGTAGCTGTCTTTAATTCATCTGCATTGTTTCCTAATCCTGATTGATCTTTAATACCTAATAGCATTGGAGAAACAACTCGATGAGCTACCATTATTTTTTTAGTACTTTCTTCACTTAAGAATTGGTATTGTTGATGTGCGTCTGATAACTGTACAGGTTCTATGGATGCAGCACTTTCTGCATTATCATTAAAAGCTAATATAAACTTACCCGCATTACTTGACCCACTAAATTTTTGGTATATTCTTTGCTCAATAAGTTGTCTTTCCTCTGCATTAGGCGTTCCATTGTTAAAATTAATTAACATTGAAGGCGACATACCGTTCATTATGTTATTCAAATGGAAATTACTTATTTCTTCTTCTAGTTCTGCATATTGTAAACCTCCTTGATAATCTACAGGACTATAATAATAAAATCCTGCTTTGTAAGGTTTTACATATAATATCTCTATACTTTCTTTGCTTGTACCAAATGCAGGTATTCTTAAAGGTTTATCGTTAGGTTTGTATTTTGACCAGTCTTTAAAATAATAGTATCCGTCTATTTCTCCCTTTTCATTTGCTTTTTCAGCTCTTAATGTTTCTACAGGCATATGTTCTACTTGTGCAATTTTACTTCTATCTTTAGAATAAATTACTTGTATAGCACACCCACCCATTAACTTTAAATCATAACAAAGTTTTCTAACGCAGTCATTATTAAAAAGAGAAATCATTTGCGCATATTGGTCAGGTTTTTTATTAGAGTTTGTAGCATCTAAACCTTTACCAAATATCATAGCAGATATACCGTTTATAACTGCATTGTTTGTAGGAGAACCATTGTATCTGTCAATTAAATATTGAAAGTAGTTGTTATCATCTCCGTAAGACACCCAGTCCTTATTATTAATTTCCTTTATTTTAGGACTTGTATAGGTACTTAAATTAACTATTCTTAAATCATTCATAGTATTATATAATCGTTATCGTGTGAAGCAGAAGTATCATCAAAATCATATTGACCACTATTAATATCATAGTAGTTGTTATTGTCTTGATTAATTGTCTGATCTGTACAAAATATTTTGTCTTTATATACTATATCGCTTCCTGACAATAGTGTCATTATATAATTTCTACCCTCTTTCAATACAGGGTTAAATGTTACTGATATAGTTCTAAAATTATCGCTTGTGCTTGCTGAAACATTACTATTAAATATTTCATCATTTGCAGCTTCGTCGTGTACTTTTAAAGTATAAGAAGAAGTAAAAGCTCTAGGTATAACACTAATGTTTTGAGCTAAAGCACTTGTCGTTAATATCTTCATATTTATATATCGAAATAATAACGCTATTTTGTATGATAAACAAAAAAAAAGAGGTCATAAGACCCCTTTCTTCTATTTATATACTACCTATTAAGCGTCTGGGTCAATAGGAGTTGTAGCACTTACATCTGGTGCAGTTGCAAAGAATGGTGGTGCTGTTTCTTGCGCTGATACTACAAGAGTAAATCCTGAAAGGTCTCCCATAGCTGCACCTGTTACAACAGTTCCGCCTGTTACTTCTGCTCCGTGATCTTTTCCAATTAAGAAATAATTTCCATTATAATCTTCTACTACATAATGCGCCCTACCTGCATTTAATAGTTTAATTTCTTCTTGAGTTGCTACATCAAGATATGTGAACGTCATATTTAAAGTAGTTTCATAAAAAGTTGTTCCGTTTTCTCTTGATGATGTTACAGATGTTTCTAAACTTGAGTTTCCTTTAATCTCAAATTTAAAAAACTCTGCTGTATCGTCTGTTGGTAATGTTACCGTACCTGCACTTGGACTTAAAGCAGATATTACAGTCGAATAATCAAGAATATAAACGTTTTTTAATCCACCTACTGAATTTTTACAAGGTAACGTTCTTCCTTTAGTTATTGCACAAGCCATATTATATTATTTTTTTAAAAAAAAAGGTAGGTAGTCTAAATCCCACCTACCCTTCTTTTAGTTATACTTATTTATTTATTATGCTAGAGTTAATAAAGCTAGGTCTGAACCGATACCATATTGTACTCCTGCTGTAAATCTCATAATAACTCTTACGTTTTGAGACCCATCTAAATCAGCCATATCTAACAATTTAACTTCGTTATGGTCAGAAATTAATCCTGTACCAAAGTATAAGTTAGATTTTTGTCCTGCAACAATATGATTTGAAGGCATACCTGGAGCTAAAACAACCTCAATACCGTCAAACGATAATGCGCTTCCTTTATCATACCATAATGAACCTCTGTTGTCAATACCTTGCGCACCAACTCCATTAGCAGCGTATCCGCCTAAATGTCTAATGTAAGACTGAAATGCTATTGTAGGAACGTAGATTTTTACATCTTCTTTTCCGTAAACTGCTGAAGGTAATGAATCTACTACGTTTGTTAATAATGTAACAATATTAGTTGAACTAAAAGCAGTTTCTCCACCATTTGAAGCATCGTTAACGTCTCCGTCAGCAGCCATTAAGACTGAAAATCCGTCAAATTCTCCTGCGTTTCCGTTTACACCTCCCCAGATGTTTTGCTCATTCTTTTCTGCTACTAAACCTGCAACGTGACCGATAATAAAATCAGAAAACTTTGGAGGTAAATTTTGATTTAAAGAACTATATCCCATAGAAATTGCTTCCCAATCAGATACAAAATCTTTTTTACAAAGCTCAAGGTTTACTTGAAATTCCTCTGGTTGTAGGATTCTTTCAGTCAATGTTACTGTAGCTGTATCTGTAAAATCACAAGTAGCATCTTTGATTACATTTGAATCCGTTGCTACCTTTTTGATTACATCCTTAAACTTTACATTTGGTTTAATTTCGATGTTACCATTGTCTAATGTAGGAGAACTTAAAAGGGCAGCAGAAATATACTTCCCTGAAAACTCACCTGCATATGTACTTGTTATACTTACTGTAGTCGCCATAATTATTTATTTATTTATTTTTAAAAATTTACTATTCTTTCTAATACACGGTCTTTTGTAGTTTTTCTTCTGTTTTGTGCGTACAAATAACCGTCTTT